AATCGCTGGTCAGGTTAACGGCGAGGCTACTGCCGCTGGTATTAGTATGTCTCTTGGCGCTATTATTAAACGTCACAAGCGTACACTAATTAACTTCCAGCAGTCATTCTTGATTCCTTTTGTTAAGAAAGCTGCCTATCGTTACATGCAGTTTGACCCTGAGAACTACCCTGTAGCTGACTACAAGTTTAACGCAAGCAGTACTCTTGGTATTATTGCTCGTGAATACGAAGTAACTCAGCTTGTACAACTACTACAGACTATGCAAAAAGACTCACCGTTGTACAACACGTTGATCCAAAGCATTATTGACAACATGAACTTGTCTAACCGTGAGGACTTGTTAGCCGCTATGCAACAAGCTATGCAGCCTAACCCAGAAGCACAGCAGATGGCTATGGCAGCGCAACAAGCACAACTACAGTTCCAGCAGTCACAAACAGCAGCACTGTCTGCTCAGGCTCAAGAGTCACAAGCACGAGCACAGAAGCTTGCTGCTGAAGCTATGGTTGTACCACAAGAACTTGAGATCGACAAGATCAATGCTATCACCCGAAACCTTAAAGAGGGTGACCAAGAAGATAAAGAGTTTGAACGACGTATGCGTGTCGCTGATGCTCTCCTTAAAGAAAAAGCAATAGAAGGTAAAACGAATGCTAATAACACAGAAAGAAATGCAGTCCCTGCTGGACCAAGTCAACAACCACTTCAAGGGAACGTTCGAGCGGCTGGACCAGTTGGAAGCCAAGGTGGAGGAACTGTCTAATGCCAGCAAAGAAAGACCCAAAACTAGCACGAGCAGGGGTAAGCGGGTACAACAAACCAAAGCGAACGCCTAGTCACCCTACTAAGAAGTTTGTAGTAGTAGCAAAAGAAGGCGACAAGACTAAGACTATTCGTTTTGGTGACGCTAAGATGAGTATTAAAAAGGACCAACCAGCACGACGTAAGTCCTTTAGAGCACGTCACAAGTGTGACACAAACCCACCTAGTAAACTCACAGCACGATACTGGTCGTGTAAGAAATGGTAAGGAAATAATTATGTCTAACTGTATGGGTAAGCGTAAAAAGAAAGGTAAGTCTAAACCAAAGGGGAAATAATTATGGCATGTGGATGTACTAATAAAAACTGCGGTTGCGGTGGATACTCTAAGGGGAAGAAACGTGGCGGCAAAAAGAAAGGCTACTAAGAAAGCCAACGACGCATGTGCTAAGAAGGTTAAGTCTCGTTACAAGGTCTGGCCTTCTGCATACGCTTCCGGTGCTGTAGCTAAGTGTCGCAAGGTAGGCGCTAAGAACTGGGGTAACAAAAGTGGCCGTAAGAAAAAGTAAGAAAGGTGCTGCCCTTAAGAAGTGGTTTAAGGAGGAGTGGGTAGACGTTAAGACAGGTAAACCTTGTGGTCGTAAGTCCGCAAAAAAAGGTGAGTCTAAGCGTCCTTATCCCTCCTGTAGACCTAAAGCAGTTGCAGCTAAGATGACTAAAGCTGAAAAAGCTTCTTCTGCACGTCGTAAGACAGGGCCAAAAAGAATAGCACACGCAGTTACAGCTTCAGGTAAACGTAGAAAGTCTACAAGAAAAGCTTGACTTTTGCCTAAAAGTATGATATAATAAAACTATAGTTAACCAAAAGACAATTAAAGATGAATCCAGAGCTTGAAACCTACTTCGACAACTACAACGAACTCTTCAATCACAAAGGTTTTAAACAACTCTTAGAAGAAATAAACAATAATGCAAAACTTTTGTCTGACATACAGACTGTAAAAGATGTAGAAGAACTCTACTACCGTAAAGGCCAAGTTGCAGCTTTCGCCACTATAATTAACCTACAGGCTACTATAGAGAATGCAAGAGAGCAAGCAGAAGCAGAAGAACAGGAAGTAGAGTATGTATAAAGTGTACGATTTCCGTTGCAACAACGGTCACGTCACAGAAGAATTTGTAGAGGCTAGTGTTACAACCAGTAGGTGCGGTTGTGGTGCTAACTCTACAAGGATGGTATCTGCCCCGTCTTTTCACCTTAATGGGTCCGATGGTTCATTCCCCGGCGCTCATATGAAATGGGTACGAGAACACGAAAAAGCAGGTAGTAAACGATAACTCCATAATGATTATAATCACGGAGATTAATAATGTCAAGAGCAACACTCGTTGACCCACAACCAGAAATGGACAATGTGGACGATATAAACGAAGAAGCAGTAGAGACTCGGTTTGATGATGAGGAAGTAGAAACCGAACAACCTCAAGAGCAACCTACTATTCCAGAGAAGTACCAAGGTAAGTCACTGGAAGAAGTCGTACAGATGCACCAAGAAGCTGAGAAGCTTTTAGGTCGTCAGTCAGGCGAAGTAGGCGAACTTCGTAAAGTGGTAGACGACTACATTGCTAGTCAAATACCAACTCAAGCACCTCAACAAACTGTTGAGCCTGAAGATGATATAGATTACTTCACTGACCCACAAAGTGCTGTTAATCGTGCAATTGAGAATCATCCTAAGATAAAAGAAGCAGAGCAGTACTCAGCGCAGTATAAGCAACAAGCTGCATTGGCTACGCTTAATAACAAACACCCAGACATGCAAGAGATCCTTGGTGATCCCAAGTTTGCTGAGTGGATAAAAGCTTCAAAGATTAGGACTCAGTTGTTTGTAGCCGCTGACCAAGGGTACGATGCTGACTCTGCTGACGAACTGTTTACACTCTGGAAAGAACGTAAAGCAGTAACACAGCAAACCGCCGATGTTGAAAAACAGGCACGTAAGCAACAACTCAAGGCAGCTAATACAGGCAACGCACGAGGCAGTAACGAAGGGACACGGAAGAAGGTATATCGACGGGCCGATATTATTAAACTTATGAGAACAGACCCGGACCGTTATACTGCATTAGCCGATGAGATCATGGCAGCGTATGCGGAGGGTCGCGTAAAATAATCTAGGAGATTATCATGGCTACTCAACGTTATCCCGGAACCGTTGGCGGCGGTTCAATTGTAAACAAGGCTGCGGCAGATACTTTCATTCCAGAAATCTGGAGTGACGAAGTAATTGCTGCGTATCAGAAAAACCTGAAGATGGCTCCTCTTGTTAAGAAGTTGCCAATGACAGGTAAGAAAGGCGATCTGATTCACATTCCTAAGCCCATCCGTGGCGCTGCTTCTGCTAAGGTTGCTGACACTGCTGTCAACATCCAAGCAAACGTAGAAGGTGAATTGACAATCGCTGTTGATCGTCACTTCGAGTACTCACGTTTCATCGAAGACATCGTAGAAGTACAAGCACTTAACAGCCTCCGTCAGTTCTATACTGAAGACGCTGGTTACCAGTTGGCACTTAAGGTTGATACTGACCTTATGAATGCTGCTACTGGCTTTGGTGACGGTACTCTTGACCTTGCTGCTCCTTCTGGTGCTGACTGGGAAAACAGTAACTCTTACTTCTTTGATGCTGCAGCAACAGGCGGTACTCCACTAAGTTTGTTTGATGCTAACGGTGGCGCACATGATGTAGCTGCTGGCGACAACTTTACTGATGCTGGTCTACGTCAAGCTATTCAGCTTCTCGACGACGCTGACGTACCAATGGACGGACGTTGCATCATTGTTCCTCCAGTAGTACGTAACACTATCATGGGCACAGAGCGGTTCTCGTCTTCTGACTTCGTATCAGGACAGACTGTCAACACTGGCCTTATCGGTAACCTCTACGGTGTAGACGTATACGTTTCTTCTAACTGCCCAACACTTGAAGCTAACGTTCGTGGTTGTATCCTTATGCACAAGGACGCAATTGTACACGCAGAGCAAATGTCTGTACGCTCACAGACTCAGTACAAGCAAGAGTACCTCTCGACTCTGTACACTGCTGACACTCTCTATGGTGTTAACGTGTACCGTCCAGAAGCTGGTCTTGTACTTGCTGTCTACGACGCATAAGAGCACTAGGGGGTCAGCAATGGCCCCTTCACTTTCTGACTCAGGAGAACATCCATGTCACGTTTAGCAAGAGATTCAGGTGCAGCACCTATTCAATGCCTCCGTCCCGGAGCTACTCAGACAGTATCCGTATCAGGCTCTGCTGCTTCTTCAACTTCTATTACTCAACGAGTAACACGTATTGTTGCCACTGTAGACGTACACATTAGCGTCTCAGGCACGGCTACTACTAGCGACTACTACATCCCCTCTAACACTGTAGAGTTCATCCACACTTACACTGGAGACACCATTAGCTTTATCACCGACGGTACATCGGGCACAGCTTACGTATCGGAGATGATCTAATGTTATTCGGGTCTAGGCTTAATAAACTAGCCACGTCTATTAGAAGGGCTTTATCAGAGTACGCAGTCCTTGGTATTAACCCTCCCTTTGTTGCAGACTTCATAGAAAAGAAGTACTTAACAGGAGGGGCTTCTTCTACCTTTTCTAACGCCATAACCCACGCCCGTGCTGGCAATGCCACTATGACGGACGGCTATGGGCCTGAGATTGTTACCAATGGTAGCTTCGACTCAGATGTTTCTGGTTGGACTGCTACGGGAGTCATAGAGCGTACTCGCTTAGGGCGTTTGCGCTTGTATGGAGCCTCTCTCACCCCAGATAGATATATACACCAAACACTTACTACCGTATCTGGCAAAACTTATTTAGTCACCGTTGATCTGCGCGAAGAAAGCGGAGGATCTTCCAGAGGTTTAGTGCGCGTTGGTACTTCAGGCGCCAATAGCACCGATCTTCTTAGCTCTCCGTATTTTGGTGAAGGCAGTCAGACATTCACTTTTACTGCTACAGGGACTTCGTCAACTTTAACGCTATTCTGGGATGACTCAGGTACTAGCGACTATTCTGAATGGGACAACATAAGCGTCCGCGAGATGCCTGTTATCAAATGGGCGCCGCATAATCTGCTGACGTACTCTGAGGATTTCTCTAATGCGGCTTGGATTAAATCAAACACAACTGTTACTGCGAATGCCATAGTAGCTCCCGATGGAAGTACTACGGCTGATAAAATAGAAAGC